CACGGCGGATGCTCACCACTCTCGTTGTGGTTCGCGTGCGCCCCAAAGCCGCGCCATAGAGTGACCCCCTGCCCCCAGTCTGCGTACTGCACCTCGTAGGGCCAGGCCCCTCCTCCTGAGGCCCCCGAGCTTGGGAGATAGGAACCGCCTGTGCCGCCCTCTCGGCTGCCGTATCCTCCCCCGTAGGCGATAAGGCTCCCCACGACGGAGGCCTTGCCCTGACGCCTGGCGCGTGCTGCTTCGTCGTCGCCGTCGGTGTCGAGCACGGTGTCGCCGCCGTCGCCAACGGTGATCTGCCAGTCCCACGCGGTCGGATAGGAGTGCCCGTGCGCGGTCTCCGTGCGCAGGCTGCCAAGTCCGTCTTTGTCGGCGGCGATGATGACGTTGTGCAGGCAGCGGAAGCCCCCAGCGCCACCTCCGCCGCCGTGAAGGCCCCCGCCACCCGACCCGCCTCCGCCGACGATGAGGATGTCGGCTTCAACATCCGAATCCGCTTCGATGCGGAACTCGAATGGAGACTGCGACCCTTGGTACCGGTACACCGTCCATCCGGTCGGCACCTCGACCGCGGTGATGTCGCTGGGCTCAGACACGTTGAGGTCCACGTCGATGGCGCGCAGGCGGTAGGCGCGGCGGTCGCCCCTCTGCCCCGCCGGCGTGCGCTCCAGCCACTTGGTCGTCTGATTCTTCTCCCACACCACGGCGCGTGGCTGGCCCTCGCTCGACGACTCAACGAGGTAGCCGAGCAGCCGCGACACGTCGAGCTTGGTACTCGGGTTCCACGACCACTCGATGCCCTGGTACTTGCTCACAGCGGTCAGGCATGAGGGGTCCGTCGGCGGGCCGGGGTCGGCAGGCGGCTTCAATGCGGTCGTGACGTTGAAGACCGCCACATCGGTGAGCGTCGCCTCACCGGCGTCGCTCGCGCCCTGCACTGCGTAGCGGTACGCCCGTGCGGGCGTGACGTGGTAGTCGATGAAGGCCTCGGCGTTCGTCGTCTCGATGCGGCGCGCGTCGCTGCCGTCGCCCATGGCTCCGCGGCTGACCACGTAATGGTGGAACGCCGGGTTGCCCTCATCGGTGAACGTAGGCCCGCCCATGCCGCCCCACTCGATCATCACGCGGTCGTGGCGTGCCCAGTGCATCTCAGAAGCCCGTCCGCGTCACGTTCCCCGTGCTGCGCGCGAGCTCCGGCGCGAGCATGTCCGCCAGCTGCCGCACCTCGCGCTGTGAGGGCTGCCCGGTGAGCGTCGCCCAGGAGACCTGAACGACGTTCTGCGCCGGGGCCACCATCTGCGCTGCGCCGGCCGCCGCGGCGCCGCCGGCGACGCTGGCGTTCAGGCGGCCCGTCATGCTCCCGGAGAGGTCGACCATGCTGGCGAAGATGTCGCGCAGCGTGGCAACCGCCGCCTGCGCGGCCTGCAGCCTCGCCACGTCCGGGAGGTTGTCGAGAGCCCCTGCGATGGCGTTGATGATCTGCGAGAGTGAGGCGCCGATGCCCTGCCACATGCCGCCGAAGGAGAGGCTCATGCGGGAGAACTCCTGCAGGCCGACCATCATCTTAGGCAGCGATGCGGCCAGGTCGGCGATGTCGCGGATCGTGCCGACCATCGTGCCGATGAAGCCCATGCGCTCGGCGTTGCCCTTCAGGTCTTCGAGCGTCCAGACGGCATCGAACTGCGTGAGGATGCTCTGCACTGCCTCGACCAGCGCGTCTCCGAAGGCTGCCCAGTTCTGCCGCACGACGGCGACGGCGGTCGCGGGGGCGTTCGCGAAGAAGTTGAGGATATCGGCCAGCGGCCCCACGAGGTTGCCGATGAGCGTCATCGTCGCGCCCTGCGACGTGAGCAACTCGTCGCCGACGCCGTCGAACACCTCGAGGACCTCGGCGATCGCGGCCTTGATGACGAGGGCCAGCTCGTGCCACTTCTGCGGGACGATCTTCACGGCCGCGTCGGGCGCGTCGACGAACATGCTGATGATGCTGCCGAGGCCGCCAACCATGCCGGCCACGGAGCCCATCCGCGTGGCCTCGCCGCCGAGCTTCTTCGTCCCGAGGTCCGCAAAGACCGCGAGCACCTCGTCGACGGCGCTCCTCACGACGCCGGCCAGCGCCTTCCACTTCTGCGGCACGACGGCGATGGCTTTGTCGGGGAGGCCCGCCAGCGAGCCGATGAGGCTGCCGAGCCCGCCCGCCATGCTGCCGATCGAGCCCATCCGCTCCGCACCTTTGCCGAGGCCCTTGGTCGAGGCGTCATCGAAGACCTTGAGCACCTTGGCGATGGCCACTTCGAGCACGCGCGCCAGAGCCGCCCACCTCTGCGGCACCACGCTGATGGCTTTGTCCGGCATGCCTGCGAGGGCGTTGATGAAGCTGCCGAGGCCGCCGGCCATGCTGCCGATCGAGCCGGCGCGCTCGGCCTGCTTGCCGAGGCCCTTGGTGTCCGTGAAGACCGCGAGGATCGAGTCCATCGCCGCGCTCAGCACGCCGGCCAGCGCGCCCCAGGCCTGCTTGCTCGGGGCGATCGCCTTGGTCGGCATGCTGGCCAGAGCGCCGATGAAGGAGCCGAGGCCCCCGGCGGCGCTGCCGACAGAGCCCATGCGCTCGGCGTCCTGGCCGAGGATCTTCTGCGACTTGTCGGTGAACACGGCGAGGATGTTGTCGAGCGCGTTCGAGAGGAACGTGCCGAGCGCGCCCCACGCCTGCTTCCCGGGGGCGATGGCCTTCTTCGGCATGCTGGCGAGCGCGCTCACGAAGCTCGCGAGCCCGCCGGCCATCTCGCCGATCGAGCCGATGCGCGCCGACATCGCCGTCAGCATCTCCTGCGTCATGTCGGAGAAGCCCGCGGCCAGCTCGTCACCGGAGCGGCGGATGACCACGCCGATCTCGCCCCAGTCACGGCCGCTGAGGATGGCGACGATGTTCTTGGGGATGCTCTTCAGGACCCCGGCCATGGCGGCGCCGGAGGTGGCCACGTCGGCGGCCGCGGCGTCGATGGCGGGGGCAACGCCGGCGGTGGCTGCGGTGGCGGCTGCGGCGGGCGCTGCGGCCCCGGCGCCCAGCTTTCCGCCGATGCCGGCAGCCGCGCCCGCGCCTTCGAGAATCCCGGTGAGCCAGCCGGCGATCTTGTCGCCGAAGGGGGGCTTCTCGACGAATGGGAGCATGGCGTCTTCCAGCACCGACATGAAGACGTTCTGGAGCGCGGGGACGCCTTCCTTCGAGCGCTCCTTGAAGTTCGCGATGGCGCTCAGCAGCCCGCCGCTCATGCCCATCGTGAGGGAGTCGACGAAGTGGGCCATGTTGAACTTGAGCTCGTCGAAGAACCCGGTGATGCCGAGGGCCGCCTTCTCCTTGGCCATCGCCATGGCCTCGGGGATCGCACCGACGATGACGCCCACGAAGCCGGCTCCCCGGAGAAACTTGGCCAGCCCGGTGGCAGCCTTCGCCAAGGGCGCCACGTTCCCGAGTATCTTGGCGATGCCGCCGCCGCTCAGCCAGGCGAAGTTCGCGTCATAGAGGACCAGCTCCAGCGACTTGCTGATCTGCGGGCCGCCGCCGCCGATGATCTTCGTGAGGCCGCCGAGTATCGCCTTCCCGAGCCCCTTGACGAGGCCGCCAAGTCCGGCGGCGGAGACCTTCCCGAGCCCCAGCTTGATGCCCTCATAGACGGCGAGCGCCGCGGCGACCGGCCACTCCTTGAAGAGCTTCTTCATGAAGCTCGAGCTGGCGCTTCCCGCGGCCCCGCCCGCCGCGCCGCCGAGGCCCTCGGCGACCGCCGACGAAGCGAACGCCGCCGCGATCTTCTCGGCGAGCAGCTTCCCGACCTTGCCGATCCACGCGGAGACGGTCGGGAACGCGGCCTGGAACCCCTTGCCGATGCCGGAGGCGACGGTCCCGCCGATGCCCTTGAGCTTGCCCAGCAGCGTCGTGATGGGGCCGGTCAGGGCGCCGGCAGCGTCTGCGCCCTTCAGCACGCTCTTGAGCTCCGCGAGCGACTTCAGGCCCGTGGCCATGGAGCCGATCGCCCACAGCGACGGTCCGATGGCGGCGGCGATCCCGCCGAGCACGCCGATGACGGTGAGTAGGGGACTGGGCAGCTTTCCGACCACGCCCAGCAGCGCCGTGAAGACCTTCAGCGCCGGCTCGACGAGGGGCTTCATCGCGGCGCCCAGTTCGGCCGCCGTGATCTTCAGCGAGTCGACCATGTTCGAGAACTGGCCGAGAAGCGTCTTGCTCTGCTTGTCCATGAGGCCGCCATAGCGGCTCTCCATGCCGGTGAGCACGGCGTCGATCGTCTGCTGCGCTGTCACAGTCCCGGCCGTAACCTTGGCCATGGCGTCGCCCACGCTGGTGCCCATGGCGTCGGCGAGCATCTGCCAGGCGGGGATGCCGGCTTCGGTGAGCTGCATCATCTCCTCAGCCGAGGCCTTGCCCTTGGCCTGTATCTGGCCGAGAGCGCGAGTCACGGCGTCGAGGCCTTGCGCGCCGGAGCCGAGGGCCGCCGTGGCGTCGCCGATGTCACGCAGCATCGGCAGGACTTCCTCGGCCGCGAATCCGTAGGCCAGCATGCGCTTGGCCTGCATCTCCAGGTCGGTGTACTGGAAGGGCGTGGCCTTGGCGAAGTCCTGCATGCTCTTGATGAAGGCGTCAGCCTTGGGCTTGCTGCCGAGCAGGGTCTCGAAGGCGATGCGGCTCTGTTCGAGGTCGCCGGCGAACTTGAGGGCCAGCACCCCGCCGAGGGCCAGCGGCGCGCTTACGGCGAAAATCATCTTCTGGCCGGCGCTGGCGATCTGACTGCTGTACTGCGAGATGAGCGAGCCGGCCGTGGAGGTCAGCGCGCCGAGCTGCGCCCGCAGGCCGCTTGAGTCGATCGTCGCCGGGATGGATATGGGCTTGCCGCCGGCGTCGCGACGGGCAGCTGCCAGGCCTTTGTCGTACCCGGACTTATCGAGCCCCATGGTGGCATAAAGCTCACCTACGCGGAGAGGCACAATCAGCCGCCCTTCTTCCGTCCGCCGAGCGATCCCATGAGCGCGGAAAACTCAGCCTCGCCCATCTCTTCGCGCGCCTTGCCGCCTTCAGCGGCCGCCATGAGGAAGCGGCTGTCAGCGGAGAGGCCGGCGAGCAGCACGCAGAAGCGTCGCCAGCTCATGCGCTCCAGCTCCGCCGTGAGGTCCATGCCGTATTCGCGGGCAAAGTCGGCCTCTATCAGGCCCCAGCGCGCGAGGACGACTTGCGGGCCGCCTTCGCCGGGGCCGTCGCTTTTCCCGAGCCGCCCTCGCTCCCGCCGGTGTACTCGCCCATGACCATCCCAAGCAGTTTGATGAGGTCTTCGGCCGAGAAGTCGGCGTGGCTCGTCAATTCGTCCAAGATGTCCTGCGGCAAGATCGCTATGAGCAGGCGCAACACGTCGCCGGAGGTCATCTCGGCGTCATCGCCGCCCGCGCCCTGCATGCGCACGATCTGCAGCATGAGGCTGGCGGGGATGGAGCCGGGGAGCTCGTAATCTCCCCATGGCGTGTGAAGTGGGAGAGGCTCGGGCCGGTGTTCGGCCCAAGCCTCGTCAAAGTCGATGTAGTGGGAGGTCATCGGGGGCTCAGACCGGGGTCAGGATGGGAGCCTCGGTGAGGCTGAGAGTGGCCGACCAGCCAGCGCCGTCAGCGGAGCCGCCGCCGAAGGGCTGACACTCCACGGACGCCTTGAAAGTCCACTCCTCGCCACCCGGCGTGATGATCTGGAAGCCGAGGATGGCTGCCGTGCCGGTCTCGAACATGACCGCCTCCACGGCCGCCTGGCCGGGGTCGCGCGAGCCGTCGTCAGGATCCTCGAGGCGATTCGCGGTGACAGTGAACGAGCCGCTGTGGCCGACGATGCGCTCGTCCGCCCAGCCCCCGCTGTCGCAGTCCGAGAGATCGACCTTGGTGGTGGCGATGTTCGGCATGAGGTCTTTGCGCCCGCCGATCTTCGTCCAGTCCGGGGACAGGTCCGTGCCGGTGTTCACGTTGATCACGAAGTCGAGCATGATCACTTTCTCTTCAGCCATTAGGGGCCTCCCTTGCGTTGGCGGTGCGGGCTTGGGGTCACGACTCGGCTGCGTCCTTCGGAGCCGTCTTGTGCGGCGTCTCGGCCGTCTCGTCGGCCACCTCGACGTCGGCGCGGTTGGGAAGGTCGTCGTGCGTGGTCACTTCCACCACGGCCGGACCCGGCACCTCACGCAGCCGCTTGGAGCTCGGCCGCCACATCTTGTTGTGCGTGTTGGGGATCTTGTACCAGGGCATCTCAGGCTCAGAAGCCGATGACGGCGTAGGTCACGTCGGTGATGCGGCTGAAGTCGATCCACACGGCGCCGGGGTCCGTGACGCTGGAGGCGCGGTTGTAGGTGACGACCGGCTTGAACGGGCCGATGAACTTCTCCCCGGTGGTCGCCGCGATGGTGACGACCTGCTCGGCGACCGCGAGGCCGGCGCGCGTCTCGTGGGTTTGAACGGTGACGGTCATCTCGGCGCCGACATTCTTGACGTGTAGGAAGGTCTCGCCGTCGCCAGGGATGGAGATGCCCTCAGCGGTCGGCGCCGCGTAGGTGCCGATGAGGCCGGTCGCGGCCAGTGCTTCCGGGGTCTTGGTCAGACGTTCTGCCATGATTCTTCGCTCCTCTACTCTCGGTGTGCAGTTTGCGCCCGGACGTGCAGGGCGGTGTTGACGGCGTACTCGTGGCGACCCGCCTGGTCGGCGCCCATGTAGGCAGGGCCGGTCTGCGGGGAGCGGCAGGAGATGACGCGCACTTCGTCGTCGGTGCCCTCCGCCATGGTCACGTGGCAGAGGCCCTGCAGGGCGCCATAGATGGCCTGCGCGCGGGCTTCGCCGTTGCGGGGGTCCGTGGTGCCACGCACGCGCACCTGGACGGTCGGCTCGTCGTAGCCGAGGGACGTTGAGCCCTCGACCGGGTTCGCGCCG